GCTGTTGCTTTTGTTTTACCAATAGATGAAACTACTGGTGTTTCGGTTGGTGCAATGTTGTAGATTGTGTTACTTAAATCTTCCCTTTGCCCAATCGCTGTAAAAGTTCTAAATTCTGCCATTGTTATTTTTCCTTACATTAAGTTTTCAAAAATAGCTGCTGCATCTCTGGCTGAACCAGTTTGCTGCAACCTTTGCATTTGTTTTTTAGTTCTATCTGTTGCATTTTGTTTTACTTTTGCTCCACCCTTCACCATTTTTGGTGCTTTTGCGACTTTCTTTTTTACACCTGATTTAGATGATTGAAGTTTGTCCCATTGTGCAGCTTTATGTAAAACTAGAACATGGCGTGAATCATAGACAGAAGATAATTCTTCATCTGTGAAACCAACCTTTTTCCCATAGCTACGAATATCATTTCTGATTTGTTCGCCTTTGGCTTTGTCTGAAAACTCTGGCAAGGATTGTGTCAGCTTTTGTGCTTCTTGTTCTACATAATTTTGCATATTTGCTTCTCTATCCGAGTTTTGCTCTTGAGCAATTCGTTGTTGTTCAGCTTGCACTATTTGTAGTTGTTCTTTTTTTTCGGTCATTTCTGCGACCTTAACTGCATATCCTATTGGGTCGTTCTCTTTCATAGCTGTTAAATCTTCTTTAGTTTGATTACCGCCAACTAAAAATTGATTAACTGCTTGAAGTTTTTGAGCGTAGTCATCTCTAACTTGTCTAGCTTCAATAATAGCTTTAGCTTCTTGTTCAATAACTTTACGCTGTTCAGCTACTTCTTGAGTCTTTTTAGTATAATCAGAGCCAAGTTGATAAGATTTTTTAAGTTCATCAAGGGTAACTTCTTTTTCTTCACCAGCTGCTTTAACTGTGAAAGTTTGTTCTTCCTCAACTTCTTCTTCATCCTCAATCTCGGATTCATCTTCAGTTTCTTCTTCAGCTTCTTCAACTTCTTCAGTTTCTTCAACTTCTTCAGTTTCTTCAGCTTCAAATTCAACTTCTGCTTCTTCTGCTTCTGCTTCTTGTGTATCTTCTTCCTTTTCAGTTGGTTGCTCGTTAGAGTCCTCTGGTGCGGATAACATACCTTCAAATGCAGATGCTGCTTCTGATATTGTTAGGTCTGACCCACTTTCCATTGAATCGGAAGTCATGGTTTCTTCACTCATTGTATTTCCTTAATCGCCATCTAGGTGTGGCATACCATACAGGCTAAATGCCTATAATATTGTCCATGATTTATCCTTAATCTTGTCGCTATCGACTACAGATTGAAGTCTAGTCATCATGTTATCTATTGCTTTAATCCTGTGATAAGCTCTTTCTCTTATAGCTATATCTTCTGGATTAGAGTTTTCTATTTCTGCATAACACTCTTTAGTCATCTCTTTTATTTCATCAAGAAATGATTGAGTATTTAATACAGCTTTAATTTCAAATTGTTTTTCCATTACATTCCTGCAATGTTATTAATTTTATCTAAAGCGTTTATAAGTTCTTTAGATTCAGATAGTTTATTTTTAGAATCTTCGCTTTGTGATTTTTGTGCAAATTCTAATTCTTTCAGAGCCATTTCTGTTTCAAACTCTACTCTTTCTTGTTGAAGCTCTAACATTTCTTTTTGCATTTTTAATTCTGTTTGTTGTTTTTCTAATTCAAGTTGAGCCATCTTAGCTTGCATTTGCATTTGAGCTTTTTCTCTTTCTACTTCTGCAAGTATTTTAGCTGCTGCTGTATTAGGGTCATCTTTCTCTGGAGCTTCTGCTGCTTGTTTAGCCATAGCCATAGCTTGTTCTTCTGACACTTCCATAAGGAAAGCAGAGTCATCTTTAAAGCCTGCCATGTTTACAAATTTTGCTAGAGTATCTCTATATTGTTTTATATTTACTAAAGGGTTGTTTAAACCATATCCTTTAATTACTTCTTCTTGTTTTTGTAATATCATTTGCATGGTAGCTAATTGTTCTTGTTTACCACCAGTACCTAATCCAACATTAACAGTTAAATTATATTGCGTACTCCATTCTCTTGGATTCATTGGTACAAAGTTATTATGAACTTTAATAATTCTTTCTTTGTTTTGGTACTTACAGATTAAAGCTAGTATGCCTTTAAATAAAGACGACACACCTGTGTCTGCAAAAATACGAGCTATAAGTTCTAACTTACCTTGTGATGCAGAAGTCATTGCTGATACTGCTGTAGCAGTTACATTAGAAAGTATATCTGGGTTAAGTCCTTGTTGTGCATCAGACACCCCACTTCTTTTTGCTTGTACAGAGTCTAAATACTCTAGCATAGGAAATGATTGTGAAGCACTAGATTGTACTGTCATTGGTACTAAAGCATTAGGGTTCTTAATACGAATAACACCACCTGCTGTAGATGTTAAAAGGTCATCAAGATTAACTTGTCCTTCAACTGCACCAACACGATAGTTATTAGTTAAGTATAAGTTGTCTAGCATTTGTCTTGTAACTGTAGATTTAATTAATTGTAAATCCATAGCCCTATCTGCTAATGATTGACCAAAAAATTTATGAGGGATAGGTATTGGGCAAACACTATGAAATGGAACATAGTCACATTCTTCGTGCATCAATACCTGATTGTCTGCATAGCAAACTCTGTGTAACTCGGCTATGCCATCCTCATCTAAATCTGTTCTTACATAACATTCATAATACTCAACTCGCTCCATGCTTTCGTCATCAGAGTTATTTGTATTAAAAGGTTCTTCGCCTGGACCAAACCTTGCTACTCTTTCTGGAGTAAAGTCTAATGTATCTCCAGTAGATAATGTTTCTACTACATCTGGGTCATATCCCATTGCTATTAAATCACTACGAGTTACTAAACTTCTTTGTGCTACAAATTCAGCATCTTCAATAGTAGTAGCTCTTTTATCAATTAAAAATTCTTCTGGTGCTACATTTTCTATTTTAACTTTAGAAAAATCTTTAGTTTTTTTACATTTAACATTGTAATAAATATTAACAATAGGAGGTACTTCCATCATCATTGGCATACCCATCTCATCCATCATAGGTTGTCCAGTCATTGGGTCAACAGGTGGTTGTCCAGTTTGTGGGTCTATCATTGGTTGAGGGTCTTGCTCTATAATTTCTTCTACTTCTTCTTGTTCTACTACTTCTACTTCTTCGTCTTGCATTAACATTGCAAGTTCGTCTTCAGTTAGGTTTTCATATTTTTCTGTAGTAACATTTTTTTTATCATCCCAATAGGCTTTAACTACTCCAACTTTTTGAAGCAAACCATCTTTAAACCAATCGTGCATAATTTCAAAACCATTATTATCTTTATAGAAAATATGATTTACATAGGCTGTTACTTGTTCTGCTAAAGCCCCATCTCCTGCATTAACTGGCTCAAACTCTACTGCTTTAGAATTAGTAGTAAACACTTTCATTACTTGTGGTAATGCACCATCTACAACTTCTGCTACCTCACCAGTAACAATTTGAGAGCGACCCTCTACTTCATTACCATAAGGTTCTCTTAAATAATACTCAAGAGCTGTTGCTCTTTCTAATTGAGTTTCAGTTGAAATAAACCCTAAAGAATCATTAATATGAGAATCAATAACATTGACTAATTCTCTATTGTCATCTGAATCTACTTTCATATTTTTTTTGCTATATGCCATTTATACTATCCATTTGGTATTAATCTCTAAAGGTTTACTCCATGATTCCATAGGAGACTCATCTAATCCTACTGCTAAATAACGGAACGCATCACTTGCGTGAGATGCCCAGTCATGAAATGGTCTATCATGAAATACATTTCTTTTTTCATCAAACACTCTACGATAATTGCGTAGTGCATCTAATCCCTGTTTTGTCTTGTCTGTATCAAACCAGCAACGAGGTAATATTTTACGAGCTGATTGTATGCCATCCATTATTGTTAGTTTGCTAGCAATAGTTATATTTAACCCTGCTTCTTCTAACATTTCTTTTCTTGACTTACCTGTGCCTAATTCTCGTACAGCGACATCATGCGGAAGTATATGTGTTGCGTACATATAGTCATGTTCTCGTAACCAATTAACATAGTAATCTAGACCTACTCCATGATTTTCTACAAAATCTATAAGTCTTATTTCTTTGTTTACTAATTGTGCTACCCATATACAAGTGCTATCTGAAATTCCTAAATCCCATCCTGTATATGTTCTTGCAAGTTCGTCTTTAGGTATATCTACAATTTGTTTTTGTTCATCTAGTTTATTAATAATAGATGAATAATAAGCTCCTTCTACTGGAGCATTAAAGCTACATTCAAATTCTTGCTGGTATTTATCTTCACCCATTTCTGCTTGAGCAGCTAACAACTCACCTTTATTAAGTATGTTGGTTTCGGAAGATTTAAATTCTAATAGTTCCCATCCATCTTTATTACGACCCCTATCTCGTAAGTCTTTAAAGTGGTTTTGTCCTTTGGGTGTACCCATTGCTACGCAGTAGCCGATTCTGTCAGCTAAAGCAGGTCTAATAATTTCTGTAAATAAAGTAGGGTTAATGTTTCCTATTTCATCTAACACACATCCATCTAAGTATATTCCACGCAGACTGTCTGGATTATCTGCACCATATAAAGACACTCTACGACCCATAAAGTCTACACGCAGTTCAGCTATATTAGCCTTACCACCTAAAGGTCTAGTGTATTCTAATAGGTAATCCCAAGCTATTCTTTTAGATTGGTTATATGTTGGAGCTATATAAGCAAATCTAGGGTTAGGTTTATCACAGTTTAATGCACTATGTATTAGTTGATTGATAGCACATACAGTTTTACCCATACGCCTATGTGCAACTACTACTACAAATCTATTGTCTTTAACAAGTTCGTGTATTTCTTTTTGTGGCTTTCTGGCTTTATAGCCTGTTGATACTTGTTTTTTCATAATATGTAACTCTCTTACGAGGTCGTTACCTTTAGTTAATTTAAATTACCATTTTTTACAAGACCAGTAGCCTGCACTTAATTTGCTTTTCTTTTCATCACATTTATGTCTAGCTCTAAAAGACTTTCTTCTAGCTGGTTGGTCTTTTTTAATTGTCATATTAGCATCACCAAAGCGTACTAATTTAACTGTAGTTCCTTCTTTTGCTAATACAGCAAACTTTTTAGTTTTAGTTCTAGCTCTTTTAGGCTTGTTGTAACCAGAAAATTTTTCACCTCTGTAATCAATAGCCATTATGCTTTAGCTTTTTTAGACAAATCTTTATAGTGTACTAATTTTTGAGATGTTTTAGTATGGGTTTTATTTGTATGCAAACTACCATTAGGCATTTTGTGCATATTGCCCTTCCATTCTTTACCATCTTTAGTGTAGTGTTTTACGCCTTTCATAGTTAAGCCTTTTTAGTTTTTCTTTTTGCTTTATTCTTTTTAGAGTTAGGAAAACCTTTTTGCATTTCTTTATATGCTTTAGCAGATATTGTAGATTTCTTTTTAGTTTTGCTAGTGCCTGCTTTCTTTTTTTTATTTATGTTTTCATATAAACTCATACACAATCACTCATAGACTCAAACCATCTGCGTAATTCTTCTTGGCGTTCTTCTTTGGTTTTTTGTACATCTTCTTCTTTAGGTTTAGGCTCATCACACATTCTCCAATTTCTCACATTTTTGGATGCGTAAACATCCTAAATCTATAATAAAATAACTATAATGTGTTTTGTTTTTAGAGTCGTCTACTTTTTCAGCTTCGTACCACTCTACTCCAAAATGACATCCTACAAATAAATGACATGACCACATATTAATACCCACTTCTTCCTAGTCTTTCTGAATTTTGAAGAAACCTTGTTAATTCTTGTAGACTCATTTGACCAGCACCATCTATATCTACTGGTTCTAATACTGTAGCTAATGGTTTTTCTTGTGGTAAGTTAGGATTAAGTTGATTTCTTAATTGCATAAACCTATTAATTTCTACATCACTTAAAAAACCAGCACCAGATGCTCCTTTTTGTTGCAATGCTCTCATTTCTTCAATAGGGGATGTAAAGTTATTACCTGCACCATTTGCCATTGCGTTAAACATTTGCATTTCTTGATTAGACACATTACCTACACCACCAGTACCATCTGCATTTCTTATTTGTTGAATTTCATTTATCATTCTTTGTAGTGCGTTGCTCATAATTTTTCCTTAATTTAAAGTTGTATATACATTGTATAGACTTTGTATATACCCTGACTATACTAGATAAGATAAGATAATATAATATAAGGTACTGGGGTTTGTTAATCTATACCTGTTATTACTTTGATATTAATGGGGGCACCCCCCTCTCCAGTTAATTCTGTAGTATTCTTTTCGTGCCATCCTGCTCTAGTCTTTAACCAAAATAACATAGCAGAGGTATCACCTTGTTTAGCTTTCTCAAACAATGTACCAGCTATTGCGGCATTAGCTTCTATTCTACCTTTATCTAATTCTTTACGATAATATTTGGCAAGAGTATCTTCAGAGAAACCTAACAGTATAGCGATATCTTCATGCCTAGTACCTACTCTACTTAAATTATAAACCTCCAATTGGGTGGTCGCTAAAATAAGGTGACGGGGTCTACCTCTCTTGCGTTTTTTCTGCTCATTTTTTAAGCACTTTTCCTGTGGCTCAATGGTAGCAAGGGATTCAGAGGACTCAATATTATCTGCTTGTGGATAACTCTTGTATAAGACTTCCTCTGATGCTTGTAACTCATTGATATCATTGGGTTTATCATTCATGCGTTTAAACTACCTTATGTTTTGTCTGTGGATAACTCTTATTCACTCTTATATAAGACTTGCTCAAGCTCTTTTAAGCTCTTTTAAGCCATTTATATATCAATCTGATACAAGCATACCTATTCATTACAAAGTCTTTGTGGTGAGCCTTGTAGATAGCTCTATGCTATATGCCTTTATAAGACCGCTATAATATACCTCTATCCTCTTAAAGCATTGTTTTAGCTTGATAGTAAGCCTTTTATTTAATTCTATATATACCCTACTAAATAGCTTTTAAATGCTTATAGTGGGCTTGTAAATGGTGTTAATTTGGATTGTCATTGGCAAGGCTTTCATACCAATAGATTGGATTATACTAGAATTGAGATATCAATTCAATTACATCTTAATAATATCGTGATTTTTTAGACCAAAAAAAAGCCCAAATTAATGGGCTTATTTAGTTAGTACGCTATCTATTCATTCGGTAACCATTTTTCTCTATTAATGTAATCTTGGAAACTATAATAAATATAATCCCCATGAGGACTATCCAGAGGTAATTCTTTTATTCGCTCATCACATAGTACATTTAAGCTATCTATTACATGCTGATTGTGTAATTTCATTTTATATTATCCTTTTAAAAATGGCGGTGTTTAAACCGCCTAATTAATTAAATTTCAAATTCCATTTCTTTATTGCAATGATTAGGTAAGCCATATTTAAGAACAGAACCTTTTGTGCTTCTTGCTATAAATCCGCAATCACAAATTAATTTTAAGTTCCTTGTAGTTTGCTTTTTTCGATTACCTTTTAAAGTAATTTTATCATGCGGATATTCGCCTAATTCCTTAATCCATGATTCAATTTTTTTTATCAAATCAGGATTCGCACAAGCGTATTTAAATTTTTTATTTCCGTCCATTTGAATTCCCTTAGATACCATTTTAAATTCTTTTCCATGTGATTGCTTTGCATTTGGAAATTGTGTATTTGTCATTGCATGGGTTAATTCATGAATTAATATATCAATCACTTTTACGCTTTCACTTGTAACAGGATTAATATATATCTCATGATTTCCTGATGCTGAAGCTTTTGGATTTATGCAAACGCCTAGCGTTGTAAATTTAGTTCCAACCCTTGTATTTGGTGGAAATCCACATGAAACTTTTATGATGCTTCTAATATCTGATATTTTATATCCAGCATCTTCAAATAGTACAACCGCCTTATCTGTCATTGCTTCAAGATATGTTTCTCTATTCATTACATTTGTGTTTTTCATTTTGTGATTCCTTTTTAAAGTGTTGTTCAAAATTGAACGGTGTTTCATTTTTGCTGTGTTGCTAAGAGTATTTTACACAAATTAGAAAGTTTAAACAGCATTTATTGATTAATTCTACTTATCATTAAATATATTGTGTTTTTTAGCTATATTCCCTGCATCCCTTTGTTTATAAGGCTTACAGCGTGGCTTT